TTCCAACCCGCCTTCACTTCGGTTAACATACCCTACGTTGATAAACACAACGGAGCAATAGAAATGCCCACTTTTGAAACCAAAATCTACGCCCTTGGCGTCTATTGGCACGCTGAAGTCACTTACGACTTACACCCCGGCGATCCCAGCACTAACGTTGCTGACGACATCGAAATCACCGACCTGTGGCTGCTTGGCTGCTACCCAGAAGGCTGCGAGTCACGCGCCGTTGATCGCAACGATTACGAGTCCGTCCGCATCAAGGCCGACCTTGATTACCTTGAGCCTGCGGAATCAGCCGACTTGCTGCGACGGTGCTGGATCAACCTCAACGTGGCAGGAGATGACGGTTATGAAATCTAAGCAATCCCTTTGGCCGGTAGTCGTCCTGCTCATTATCCTCTACGGCATCGCGTGCATCGTCGAACCGTGCGACGGCCACAGTTGTGACGCGGAGGTGTCCAATGTTCGATGAACTGCCGTGGGGTGACGACGGGGCCGACTGGTGGCAGCAACTTGACCTTGAGATGCAGGAACGCGAGGAACAAGAACGCATTGAAGCCTGCAACAACGCAATCAACCAACTGAGGAACGATCATGCAGAGTGAAACCATTGGCGCATTGGCCGCCGCGCTTGCCAAGGCGCAAAGCCAAATCAGTGGTGCAGTGAAGGACGCGGCCAACCCGTTTTTTAAATCGAAATACGCTGACCTTGAGTCAGTTTGGCAAGCCTGCCGCAAGCCACTCACCGACAACGGTTTGGCGGTTACGCAAACCAGCCGCTACACGACTGACGGGCTGATGTTGGTCACGACCCTGCTGCACGCTAGCGGAGAATGGATCGCGGGCGAGATGCCGGTTTTGACCAAGGATGCCAGCCCGCAGGCGCAAGGCTCGGGTATTACTTACGCACGCCGATATGCGTTGGCGGCCATCGTTGGGGTGTATCAGACCGACGACGACGCCGAGGCCGCACAGGCGCGTGGAGTTAAGCCCGACCCCAAGGTGCTTGACCAAATTGCCGCTTGCGACTCCGCAGAGGCTCTCACGGCGTTGTTCAAGTCGTTGCCGATGGATGCCCGCCAGTTGCACATGGACGCTTTCACGAACCGCAAGAAGGAGTTGACATGAACGCTTTATTCAACAAAGCAATTGTGATTTTGCAAGCCATGCCCGCCGTCAAGTTTGTAATTGTGCTGCCCGATGGCGCAACGATTACGCAGGGCGATTTGCAATTAGAAAAAACAAAACAAAGAACCCGTAATTTCAAGTACCCAGTTGGGAGCGTATGCCAGTATTACAAGCCATACGTTGCAGATTTGCAGGTAGGGCAAATGGTTGAAATTCCTTTCGACAAATTTGACCCCGAGCCTTTGCGGAGCGGTATTGCTTCTTATTGCAGCAAATTCTGGGGCAACGGTTCTGCAATGACCGCAATAAACCGTGGCAAAAAATGCGTTGAATTGTTGAGGGTTTCGTGATGGAACAGCGCGACGATCCAAAATGGTGGGCAGCCCGGTTGGGTAAAGTCACCGCCAGCCGCGTGGCTGACGTTGTAGCCAAGACCAAGGCCGGGTACAGCGCCTCCCGCGAAAACTACATGGCCGACCTCATTGTGGAACGGCTGACGGGGCAGAAAGCGTCCTCGTTCAGCAACGCCGCGATGGAATGGGGTACCGAGCAGGAACCTAACGCTAGGGCCGCCTATAGCGCCCGTACAGGCGAGTTAGTGGAGGAGGTGGGGTTTATTGACCACCCCGCCATTACAGGCTCTGGCGCGTCCCCAGACGGGCTAGTGGGCGATGGCTGCGTGGAGTTTAAGTGTCCCAACACGGCCACCCACCTTGAGTACTTGTTAGCCGGTAAACCGCCCGAAAGATACGTCACGCAGATGCAATGGCAGATGGCGTGTACCAAGCGACCGTGGTGCGACTTCGTATCTTACGACCCACGCCTACCTGAACACTTGCAACTGCTCATCGTGCGGGTGCCGCGTGACGACAAGCGCATTGCCGAATTAGAAACCGAGGTGCGTAAGTTCCTTGCAGAGTTAGACGACAAAGTAACGAAACTACAGGAGTTGAAACTGTGAATTACGATCCGAACATGAAGGGCGTGTTGTTTAAGAACGATAAGGGCGAGAACGCCAGCAGGCCCGACTACCGGGGTACGTGCGTCATCAACAACGTCGATTACAACGTGTCGGGCTGGATCAAGGCCAGCAAAAAGACAGGCGACAAATACATGAGCCTGTCATTCCAAGCCAAGGGCGAGGGCAAAGTGACCCGTTCCAATCAGCCCGCCAAGACGGAAATGACCGAGGACAACTGGCATGACGACGCCATCCCGTTCTGACCTGCGCGTGTTTGTCGGCTGGGATAGCCGCGAGGATATTGCGTATCAGGTATGCCGCAAAAGCATCTTGAAGCACGCCAGCATCCCGGTGGATATACAGCCCATCAAACAGTCAGAACTTCGTGAGCAAGGACTTTACTGGCGTGAGCATGATCCGCTGTCGTCTACGGAGTTTTCGTTTACTCGCTTTCTGACCCCATACCTCGCCGGTTACGACGGCTGGGCCTTGTTTTGCGACTGCGATTTTCTTTTCCGGGGGGACATTGCGGGACTGCTGGACTACGCCGACGGGGCAAAAGCCTGCTTTCTTGTAAAGCACGACTACAGGCCGACGGAAACCGTCAAGATGGACAACAAAACGCAACATCTCTATCCACGAAAGAACTGGTCATCTTTCATGTTTATCAACTGTGGGCATCCTCAAGTCAAGGCTCTTACGCCCGAGGTAGTGAACCGCGAGACGGGGATGTACTTACACCGCTTTAATTGGCTCACCGATGACGTCATTGGGTCGCTGCCGGTGGCGTGGAACTACCTTGAGGGCTGGTACACCCGTGACCACTGCCCCAACCCCATTGCTGTCCATTTCACCCGAGGCGGGCCGTGGTTCAAGGATTGGGTAGACGTTGAATTTGGCAAGGAATGGCTAGAGGCCAGCCGTTGAAACGCATCTTTCCAAGAGGCACGACGCCAGAACAGTTGGCCGTGGCTGCTGCACGTATGGTGCAGGGGCTATCGTCTGACCGGGCGTGGTGCATTGAGGTGCTGGAATGGAAGAAGCCACGCACGAATCAGCAGAACTCGTTTTTATGGGGCGTGGCTTACCCCGCAGTCCTTGAGGGCGGCGGCGAGGCATTGCACGGCTGGACGCGGGACGACTTGCACGAATACTTCCTTGGGGAGTGCTTTGGCTGGGAAACGCTGGAAGGGTTTGGGCGTAAGCGTATGCGGCCCCTCAAGCGTTCTAGCAAACTGACCAAACAAGAATTTAGTGACTACCTATTGTTTCTTGAAACACGATGCGCCGACATGGGCATCGTCATACCGGAGCCTATCTATGACGCAAACTGACGCGATTAGAGCGCACTTGCTGACAGGTGCGCCCATTACCCCCCTTGAAGCCCTAGACCGATACGGATGCTTTAGGCTCGCCGCTCGCGTCATTGAATTGCGAAAGGCGGGGCTGGACATTGAAACGGTCACCGAAACCCGCAACGGCAAGAAATACGCCCGTTATGTGTTGCGCGGACAGGCCGAGTTATTCGCGTGAACTTACGCAAGCAAGCCAAGGGTCGAGGCTGCACAGTGCGTCTGCCGTCGATCTGCAACCACAACAGCGAAACCGTGGTGCTGGCGCATATACGGATGCCCGGTGTTAGCGGTATGGGGCTAAAGGCTGACGATCTATTGGGGGCGTGGGCGTGTAGCGCGTGCCACGACGCAATCGACCGCAGGGCGCATACTGACCTTGACCGCGACTATGTGCGTCTAGCGCATCTTGAGGGGATGGTTAGAACCATTGCACAACTACGTGCGGAGGACATCGTATGATCGATGAGTGGGAACAGGAATGGGATCGTATGACTCACACCTCGACCGAATACAAGAGAGAGATTCGAGAAATGCGCGAACGCATATATCACTACCTCAAGCGCATTGCGGAACTAGAGGCCGAGGTGCATGAGTTGCGTGCAAAGGACAGTCGGTGGGTGCAAGAACCATGAGTTTTTGGGTAGACACGCCGTATGTCACGGCCTACGTCCGTAACGAGTTCTTGTACGACCAACAGAAAGGCCACGGAGAATTCACCGAGGTTACGGTGTTTGGTTTTCGCGCAGAGCCGATGCGGGTGCCGATGTTTCAGATTATGACGGCACAGGGGGCGCAGTGGGCGCGCATCCCTATCCATGCCCTATGCAGCAAGCCGTGTGACCCTATACCCCTTCAGGTTGCGTGCTGGTGGGATTCATTCAGCCGGATCTGCGAGGTGCGCGAGGTGCAGTTCCTGCGTAACCACCGGGTACAGGCTATTGGACGCGATGGCGTCAAGCGCCCGGGCGTG